TGAGCTCTACAGCGAAGACCAAGCGCTCGCCTTCCCGCGGACGTACGACTACCTCGAAGCTCCCGAGATGCCTGTCAAGATGAAACAGGCGGTCGCGGAGTATGCGCTGCGTGCTTTGACGCAAACGCTTGCCCCGGACCCCGTTGTCTCGGACACGGGCGGACAGGTAATCGAGAAGCGCGAAAAGCTCGGACCGCTCGAGGAGCAAACGAGATACGCTGAAGGTGTTGCCAACGCAGTGCTTCGGCCTTACCCTGCTGCCGACATGCTTTTGCGGGGGCTTGTTGATAACACGCGCAGGGTGATCCGGTAATGGATTACGCAAGCGCAGCAGCGCTCGCGCAAAGGCTGATTGAAAAGAACGGTCGACTGACGAGCTTTGAACGGCTTGAGTCTGCCGTAGCGGATGTCGACAAACCGTGGAAGGGTGCAGGCTCTCCCTCGGTTGCGGAAACGGTTGAACAACGTGCGGTCTTCCTGCCCCATTCGGGCGTGGATGATCTTGGCAAGTACCTTGCTGACGACGAGTTGCTGAGACGGTGTGAACAGGTGCTAATGACCTTCGTGGGAACAGCAGACCTCACAACCTTCCAGCGTGTGCTCGACAGCGGTACAGCTTGGAAGATTAACTGGACGAGGGAGTTGAAGCCTGGTCCGACGAGCTTGCTGTACGTGATGGGAGTGAGCAGGTGACGTTTGATGAAGCACGCGACGCGATGCTCGCAGCCTTCAAGGCTGCATGGGATCCTCGCGTAGCGCTTTATGCAGACGTCCCCGGCGAGCCGCCTACCGACTCGGTAGTGTGGGCTCGGGTTAAGGTGTTGCACGCTGTAGGGCGGCAGGGGTCGCTTACAGGTGGGCTCGGGACCGTTAAGTACGAGCGCCAAGGAATTTTGTGGATACAGGTCTTTTCTCCTGTTGGTGACGGGAACAAGGCCGGATACGATGCCGCGCAGTGTTTGGTGAATGCTTACCAAGCTGCACGGGGTAGCATCTGGTATCGGAACATCCGTATGGACGAGATGGGCACCGATGGCGCCTTCGAACGGTTCGACGTCAAAGCGGATTTCGAATACACAGATGTGAGGTGATTTATGGCTGACAAAATTGATAGCAATGTCACCGGACTGCGGTTCGCCGAGGAGTCGTCCCTCAAGACGCTTCCGGGCTCCCCTGTCTGGTATCCGCTGGAGCCGAACAGCTACAGCGATTTCGGTGGACAGCTCGCGACCATCGCGCGCAATCCCATCAACCCGTCGCGCCAGCGCAAGAAGGGCGTCATTACCGACCTCGATGCGAGCGGTGGGTTCAATCAGGACTTGACGTTCAACAACACGACCCGCCTCATGCAGGGTTTCTTCTTCGCAGCGATGCGCGAGAAGTTCACGACGCAGACGCTGAACTCAGCTGCTGTGGTCATGACCTCCATCACCGCAGCGAACGACGACTACACCGCAGCGTCCGGTCTGCTCGGGTTGGTCTCCGGTGACCTGCTGTTCGCGGAAGGCTTCGGCGTTGCAGCGAACAACGGTCTCAAGACTTGCAACCTGACGTCAACCGCAAACGCTCTTAGTGTCAGCGACTCGTTGGCGGACGAAGCTTCCCCTCCGGCAGCAGCGAAAGTCACCCTCGTGGGTCGCCAGTTCGCGTCTGGGGATCTCAGCATCGTGATGAACGGTACGCTGGCCCGGCTGACCAGTCTGGCAGTGACCATGACCACACTGCCGCTCATCGTGGGCGAGTGGGTGTTCGTCGGCGGTGACCTTGCCGGTGAACAGTTCGCGCTCAATGCGCCGGGCTTCGCACGCATCAAAACCATCGCCGCCACGTACATCGAGTTCGACAAGACGACGTGGGCGCCGGTTGCTGACGCGGGTGCAGCGAAGACGATCCGCCTGTTCTACGGCTCGGTCCTGAAGAACGAGAGCGACCCGAACCTCATCGTCCGCCGCACGTACAACGTGGAGCGCACGTTGGGCCTCGACGCCAACGGCACGATGTCGGAATACCTCGTGGGTGCAGTACCCAACGAGCTGACCATCAACATCGCCCAGGCGGACAAGGTGACGATGGACCTGTCGTTCGTGGCCTGCGACAACGAGCAGCGCACCGGGCTCACGGGTGTGAAGAGCGGCACGCGCCCCACACTCGTCGCTCAGGACGCTTACAATACGAGCAGCGACTTCGCCCGTATTAAGCTGGCAACCGTCAGCGACGATACGGACATTGCCCCGCTGTTCGCGTTCGCGACCGAAGTCACGCTCACCATCAATAACAACGTGTCGCCCAACAAGGCGGTCGGTGTGTTGGGTGCGTTCGACACGAGCGCGGGAACGTTCGAAGTGGGCGGCGCGATCGAAGCGTACTTCGCCAGCATTGACGCAGTGCAGGCCGTGCGGAACAACAGCGACATCACCCTCGACATCATTTTGTCGAAGGGTAACAAGGGGCTCATCCTCGATGTGCCGTTGCTGTCGCTCGGTGACGGTCGACTGAACGTCGAGCAGGACCAGGCGATCAAGCTGCCCCTCGAGAACATGGCAGCGGAGTCGAGCTTCGGCCATACGCTGCTGTTCCAGAGCTTCCCGTACTTGCCGACTGTCGCCGCGTGATGGTAGTGTGCGGGGTGAGTTGAACCTCACCCCGCATACCCTATCAACACAAGGTGACAGCATGAGCCTTTTCAAACAGTTCGAAACCGATCCCACGCTCGAGAAATCGGGCATCATTGCGGATTACGGTCCGAACAAGGACTTGCCGGTTAACGAGCAAGGCGAGCACCCTTCGATTCAGTTTCGCCTCGCACGCGCCGGTGGCGCCAACGAGACGTACACGAAGCGCTTGGAGGTGCTGGCGAAGAAGCACCGTCGCGCAATCCAGAACGACATGATCGAGACTGCGGTGCTTATGAGCATGACGCAGCAAGCGTTCGTGGACACTGTGCTCCTCGGATGGGACAACGTAACCGATCGTGATGGCAAGCTGCTCCCGTTCACGCGGGAAAACGCCACTGCACTGTTTAAGCAACTCCCCGACCTGTTCAACGATTTGCAGGAGCAGTCGAACAAGGCTGCGCTGTTCCGCGTTGAGCTACGGGAAGCCGACGCGGGAAACTGAAAACGGTCCTTCTGTACTTCCTTGAACAGGGGCCGACTGAGAAGGCAATTATCCAAGCGTGCATGCGGGACAGGCAACCCCTCCCCGCACGCATTGCAAACGCACCAGATATCTGGCTCGGCTTGGAGATGTATTACAGCGCGTTCCTGGACCTGACAACGTGTAGGCCGCAGGGGATGACGGAAGGACCGATCAGCTGGATGACGATTGCAGAGTATGCGGACCGGAAGGAACTAAGAGGGGCGCAGCGCGAAGACCTGTTTTATTTTATAGCTCATCTCGACGCAGTGTACTTGGATCACAAGACTAAGAAGCTCGAGGCGAAAACGAAATGAGGTGAACGGTGGCCAGTGCCCCGGAGTTTGCGAGACGGATGAAAAAGGTTGGTGAGCGTATCGAAAGGAACGCTGACCGCCTGGTGCGTAAGTGCGCGCTCGCTGTGGATGCCACCGTCGTTCTCGCAACCCCTGTTGACACTGGTCGCGCCCGTTCAAACTGGCAGGTCGAGCTCAACGGTCCCAACCTAAGCACGCGCGAGCCCTACGTGCCGGGCAGCAAGCGCAGCACCGAGGGTGAGAACTCCCGTGCTGCGTTGGACCAAGGCAAGGCCGTTGTGGCGCAGTACAAAGGAGGGGTAAACGCCTCCATCCACATCACGAACAACCTGTCTTATATCGGCAAGCTCAACGAGGGATTCTCTGCGCAAGCCCCTTCCGGCTTCGTGGAGAAGGCGGTGATGGTTGGTGTTCGCGTTGTCAAAAATGCTAGGGTTACGAGGACCGTCGGACCATGACTGTTGAACGCATTGACATTCAAATCCGTGAAGACGGTTCCCGTGTGGTCAAGCGCAATATCGAGTCCATCGGTACAACCGCGAAAGCTTCTGCTACAGGCGTGAACATACTGAAGAGCGCCCTGCTAGGCCTGGGTTCGCTGCTCGCTCTCAACGAATTGCGCAAGTATGCGGACGCATGGTCAGCCGTCAACGGCATGGTGCGCGTCGCCACCGCTAGCACGCAAGAAGCCACTGCTGTCATGGACGAACTTTTCAAAGTTTCCCAGAAGACGAGGCAAGGCGTCGTTGACATGGTCGAGCTCTACAGTCGCCTCGCGATTGCAGGCAGGGAAGTGGGCGCCTCGCAAGCAGACCTTATCAAGTTCACGGAAAACATCGGCAAGACACTAGCCTTCAGCAATAGAACAACGGATCAAGCACGCGGCGCACTGCTGCAACTTGGCCAAGCAGTTGGCGGAGTCCTAGTACGGGCAGAAGAATTCAACTCTATCCTTGAAGGTGCTCCCGCGATCTTACAAATCGCTGCTAACAACATTGACGAGGCGGGTGGCAGCATTATCCGTCTGCGACAAATTATGATTCAGGAAAGGTTGACTTCAAAGATGTTCTTTGAAGCAATCATGGCGGGTACGGACGAGATCAATGCAAAGTTCTCCAAGTCAGCTTTCACGATCGGACAGTCGTTCATCATCATCCGAAACGCATTCACGAAATGGATTGGTGAAGCGGATGCTGCAATAGGTATCAGCAACGCAATCGGAAAAGCTGCGCGGTACATTTCCGACAACATGAGCGACCTGCTGGATACCATCGTCAGGTTGACCAAGACCGTGGCCGTTGCTGCGGTAGCGTATGGAGCCTTCTTGCTGGCAATGAAGGTCAACGCCATTGTCGAATCTGCGAAAGCATTCCTTGGGCTTACCGCAGCAGTCGCCTCGGGCAATGTGGTCATGCTTGGAAGTGCAGCAGCGAACAGCCAGAAAGCGATCGCGGTGCTAGCGTCTGCTGAAGCGGACCGTGCTGCGGTTATCGCTGCGACGCTGAAGGCTGACGCAGAAGGAGCGGGGATTATCCTGACGACTCGGGCAGCGGTTGCTAACGCTGCCGCCGCAGCGGACCGCATCCGATGGTCGCAGGCGCAGCTTGTGTCCGAGCGCGAGTTGGAAATCGTCCGCATGAAGGCCCAGATAAGCGACATCGGTCGCATGCAGTCCGCCACGCGGCTTGCGGGTATCCGCACGTCCGAACTGGCGATGACCAAGCTGCTGACCACAGCGGAAGCGGAGCTCACTGCGGCGAAGGCTGCCGCAAGCGCTGCAAGCTCAGCACAGCTTGCTAGGGCAACGCAGCAGTCGGCAGCGCTAGCAGCAGCGGGTGCCAACGTTGCAGCGGCACAGGCTGCGGTAGCGACCACAGGGGCAGCGGCAGCGGGTACGACTACCGTGTTCGGGCAAGCCATGCTGTTCCTGCGCAATATGTTGAACTCGGTCTACACACGGGTTGTCGCCCTGTTCGTCTTGATTAACGCGCACCCATTCGTCGCGCTAGCAACCGCAATCATTGCCACGATTGGTGTGCTTGTGGTATGGGGCGACAAGCTGAACGCTGGCGTTGACGACCTGACCACAATGAAGGACGTTGCGCTTGCGGTGTGGGAGCAGATACGGGCAGGCTTGCTTGGGCTGTACGGAATCCTGAACGACGTGTTCGGAGGCATCCTGTCGGTCATTGGTAACGTGCTGACGACCATTACAGCCGTCACCGCCGAACAGATTAAGGCGTGGCTGTCCTACTTCGACGGGTTCTACGACGGGGTTGGCAAAGGCTTTGCAGGGGTTGCCCGGAGCGTAGCACGCACCATGGACGCGATCGCAGGGTTGCTGACAGGCCTGGGCATCGGTGTGGTCAGAGCGTTTGCAGGCATCCCGGGCGCGATCAGCGAAATGTTCAAGCGCACATACAACGTCGTCATCGGCATTGTGGAGAAGCTTGTCAACGTTGTGGTTGACGGTGTCAACGTCATGCGTGACGCGGTAGGCATGTCGCTCATCGAGGTTGTGCAATTCGAGCGCATGGAAGTCGACAAAACGTTCTTCGAGGACTACGGCAAGAACATTGCTAACTCCATCAACGACGGGTTCACGCAGCAGGGTGGCTTCCTCGAGGGTTGGGTTGACGGTGTGCTGAAGCGTGCGCAAGAGATTGCGCGTGACCGTGCGCCGCTGGAAGACATTAAAGTCGACCTCAACCGCAAGCCGCTTCCGCTGCCCCCGTTGGCAGGAAAGCCCGACCCGAACGCGGACAAAGCGCTTCGCCGCCTCAAGGAATCACTGCAAAGCCTGCTGAACCAGATTGCACCGATCGAAGGGGCAATGATGGAGATGGCAGCCGCAGTTGAAACTCTGGACGCGGCGCGCAGGAAGGGGCTCATCACCGCTGAGCAGGAGGGTCGTTACCTCGAGCTCCTCAGTCGTTATTACATGGACATCCTGAACCCACTCGGCGCAATGAACCGCGAGATCGACCAACAGACTGCGCTGTTAGGCATGAGCGCTGCTGCGCGCGAGGTCGAGGGGCAGGTGCTCGAGGCGACGAAGGAGTTGCTGAAACAAGGTATCATGCTGACCAAGGAAGAGACGCAAGCGCTGCGCGACAAGCTCACAACGCTGCAAGAGCTCAACCGCATCACGCAGGTCCAGGACGAGATACTTGCCAACAGCGTAGGCGCCCGGCAAGCGTACATCGACCAGTTGACCGCGATCAACAAGCTGCTGGCGGAGGGGCAAATCACGAAGGGTGACGCCACTGCGCAAATGATGCAGAGCACTCCGGAACTGTTCGAGGGTACGCAGGAAGCAATCGACCTCCAGATTGAACGCTTCCGGTATATGTACGAGCAGATCGACCTCATGCGGCAAAAGGATTTGATTAGCGACGCAACCGCTGAGCAGATGCGCGCGAAGGTGGCGAATCAGCAGTGGGAGGAGCGGACCAAGAACTTCCAGTCGTTCTTCGGTAACATGGCGTCCCTGATGAAGTCGGGCAACAGCAAGCTCTTCAAGATAGGCCAAGCTGCCGCTCTTGCGCAAGCTAGCATCGACGCAGCGAGTGCAATTATGAAGGCATACAGCAGCGCGCCGTACCCGTACAATATCGCGCTGGCGGCTGCGCAAGCGGCTGCGAGTGCGGTACAGATTGCCCAGATAGCGGGTGCGACGCCTGGGTTCCAAACGGGTGGCGAGTTCAAGGTTGGTGGCTCGGGTGGTGCTGATAGCCAGATGGTCGCGTTCCGTGCAACCCCGGGCGAGAAGGTTGCAGTGAGCACACCGCAGCAGCAGCGCAAGGGTGATCCGAACAGTGGTGGAGCTTCGAACCAGAAAATCGAGTTCAAGCCGCAGATCATTAACGTGCGTGACCCGAAGGAAATCCCGAATGCAATCGAGAGTGGCGAAGGGCAGCAGTCCATCCTCAACGTGATCGGGTACAACATGAACGTCATCCGCGAGATGCTGAAATCAGGTTAACCACACATGCCTAACGCAGTTGGATTCGTTGACGATACTTTGGGCTACGCCAACCGGGCGATGCTCGAGTACATCCGTGACTTTGTAGACACGAACGGCTGGACCATCCTCGAGCAGGACATGGCGTCGGACACGCGCTACTGGATCGCGGAAGCGCCCGGTTATGTGGGACCGGACGGCCCTGTGCGCGCCTACGTCGGCATGCGCTCGTATCAGTCGGTCCCGTCGGACTATTACAACCTCTCGGTCGCAGTGTTCACAGGGTACGTCCCGGGCAATACGTTCACCACTCAGCCGGGTTACGTGGAGTCTGGCATACCCGCGCACAATCAGCGCATCGACTACTGGCTCACGGTGAACGACCGTCGCGTGGCGTTCGGGCTGAAGGTTGGAACGCCTGTTTATGAGTGTGGTTACGCAGGGTTCTTCCTGCCGTATGCTAACCCGCGCCAGTACCCCTATCCGATCTGCTGCGGGGGCATGCTGAGCGGTGTCCCTGCTACGCGCTACAGCGACACGTCGCACTCGTTCCCGTGGAAGGGTTCGCGCGCCAACTTGCAGATACGCTGGATCACAGGGGCCTACCTCCAGCCGCAGACTTATCCATGGAATAACGGCTACCTTGCAGGCGGTCAAGGCATCCGCCCTGCGGACGGCACTGCCACTGCTAGCTACCCGCTGCCCCGTGTGGTCATGTGCGACAGCTCCCCGAACATTTACGGCGAGCTCGACGGCATCCACTACATCACAGGTTTCAACAACGTCGTAGAGAACACGCTTGTCATCGGTGGCGAAACATACATCGTGCTTCAAGACGTTGCGCGCACCGGCTTCATCGACTATTTTGCACTGAGGCTTGAAACCTGATGGCATACGCTACAAGCTCAATCGCGGACCTCGCGTCCCTCCTGACGTTCATTCGTGATACCTGTACGTTGAACGGCTGGACGCTGTCAGGCAACGTACTGCACAAGGGCGACACATACGTTGAGGTGATGCTTGACGGTTCAGTTGGTGTCCGCATCCTCGGTGGCAACGGCAAGGACGGCAGCAACCTTCTGACTACACCAGGCCCTCAGTATGCGTATTTCGGAACGATAGCGGGTATCCCGCTCACTTATCCGATGACGTGCGATATACACATCAACACAGCCCCAGACGAAGTGTTCGTCGTTATCAACTACTCGACAAGCTATTATTCGCTGATGGCATGGGGCAAGTCTGACGTCCCCGGGCTTACGGGAACGGGAAATTGGTATCATGCGAATCGAACACCGCAACAGGGTTCACGTGAATACCAATGCTCTCCAGCCGGCATTGATACGCAGACGAACTTCGGAGTCAACGTTGACGGTTGTCCGTTATTCCATGTCTACACAGGCGCCCCAGGCGGCAACAGTAGCGGAACGAACAATAGTTTCATCCACGGTGACGTTGATAGCGGGGGGTGGCACGGCAACACGGGTTCGTCAAACATGGCCAGCTCTAATCGTTTCCTTAGCCCGTTAATCGCATATTCTCCGAACCTGTGGAGCGGCGAAGCGTTGTTGATACCGTTCCCAGTTTATATGCCGCGCTCCTCGGGCAGCAAACAGACGCTTGTCGCGGACCTCAAGCATATCCGACACATTCGCATCGACAACATTGTTCCCGGCGATATCATTACGCTTGGACCGGACGACTGGAAGGTGTACCCGTGGTTCCGCAAGGACATCACGGAACGAGACGGCGGAGCAGAGAACACCCACTCCGGAACTTTGGCGTATGCTTTGCGGTACACCGGGCCCTGACCATGGCAGTTCTTGCTGGCTTTGTTCCGTTACCGGCTGAGCCCTTGCCCATCAACCCGTGGCTCTCGCACGGGTTGAATGCCTTTGAAACGGATTACACAGCATGGTGGCCGACAAGAACCTCCACCGTGGGCATGGGCAGCGACGTCGAAAGAGGCGCGCATACGGTAGTTGATAATGTTCCGGTTTCAATGTACCCGGACCTGCTCAGCGGTACGGTCCCGCGCGCCTACTCAGACGACTACTATAACCGCATCCACATCATACCAACGAGCATTGAGCTCGGTAACCTGCTCTCGACGCAGATTCGGTACTTCGATGTCTGGAATGCGTACTTCGTTCCGCGCACGCTGAACGCTATTGTCGAGACTGACACCGACGGGTTAGCTATCTCGGGACCGACTGCTCCGCTTGTATACGAAGCGCTGCGTATGTCGGAGTACGAGCTCACCATTCTAACGTCTGGCCCTCCGGTCGTTGATGCGTTTTACACGTTTGACTTTGACGTTGGGGACTACTCCATCAACGTCACGGGTTCGCGCGTTGTGCTGTTTACGTTTCAGCCTGACGGGCCTATGGTTGAAGAATTGCAATGGGCAACAGACGTCATGACCTCGTACAACGGCACGGAGCAGCGCTCAACTGTGCGCGGTGCGCCTCGCCAGCGGCTGGACTTCGAAGTGCTAACCGACGAGGTTGAGGATGCGAAGCTGCGCGCGTTGCTGTTCGACTGGCTGCCGCGCACGTTTGGCGTCCCCCTATGGTTCGAGCAGCGGCGAGTTACGTCTGCTGTCACAGCCGGTGCAGTTTCAATCCCTGTCACAACCGCATACTCGGATTTCCGTGTTGCTGGCCTCGTAATGACTTATGAAAACGAGGACAAGTATGAAGTGATGGGCATTAGCTCGTTCACCGGAAGCGCAATCACCATCGAAGCACCGCTGCTCAACAGCTACACGGTGAAAGCTGTGGTCATGCCTGTGATGGTTTGCTACGCGACATCACCCGTCAAGCGTAACGTGTTCCCCACTGGCGTGGCAAAGACCGCTGTGAGCTTTACGGTGATCGACAACGTGAAGCGCGCCAGCACAACGGGTTCGACGCTGTACGACAGCAAGGTACTGCTGGCGGACGCGAACTTCATGGGCGACACGCTGGATGAAACGTTTGACCGTCAAGTCACGGTCGTGGATACCGTTTCTGGCAGGCTAGTGCAGACGAGCGGATGGGACAGGTCCAAGGTGACTACGCGCAAACAATGGCGCGTGAACCATAGCTTGCAAGAAGTATGGCGCATCCGGCAGCTCTTGCACGCACTCGACGGGAACAGAGTATCGTTCTGGCTGCCGAGCTTCCGACCAGATTTGCAGTTGGTTGAAACGGTTCCTCCGAACACTCCTGTGATTCGTGTTGCCGGTGCAAACTATTCCGGGTTCTCCGCGAACCGGAACCCGTACCGTGACATCCGCATAACCTTGACGAATGGGACCATCTATACGCGCAGGATTGTGAGCAGCTATGCAGACGGAAGCGACGACGTGCTGACACTTGATTCCGTGCTGCAAGCCAGCGACCTCACCGTTGCGGACGTTAGAAGAATTGAGTTTGTGGGACTAATGCGGATCGCTAACGATAAGGCTAAGCTCACGCACTATCGCGCAGGGACCGCGCAAGTTGATATCCAAGTCAGCAGTGTCAAAACACCGAGCAACTAATGGCCTTTGAAACATACGAAGACAGTGACGAAGGTGGACAACCAGTAGAGCTCTATGAGTTTTACTATCTGACCCAGATATCAAGATGGACAAGTTACCATGCAGATATCACCGTTGCGTCAACCGTATACAAGAGCGCGTCCCTGTCCCGCAGCGACGTGACGGATGCTGGCGGCACGCTGTCGAATCAAAACCTTACCATCACCTGCCAGCCCGACTTCCCGATCGCCGAACTGTTTTCGGTGAGCCCACCGTCCGATGTGGTTAGCTTAATCATCAAGCGTGTGCAGCTGAGCGACCTCGCTGATCCGAGGGTTATTTATCCCGGACGAGTGCTGAGCGTTTCGTGGGCGGAGGACGCAGCCAAGCTCACTTGCCAGAGCATCATCACCAGGCTGAAGCAACCCGGACTCCGGCGCATCTACGGAAAGATGTGCCCTCATTTGCTTTACGGGCAAGGGGACGGCGAGTGCAATGTGAACCCGCTAACCTTCCAAGAGAACGTTGCCCTAGCAACCGTGTCAGGTATTACAGTGACCTCTGCTGCGTTCGCAGCTAAGCCGGCCGACTACTATACCGGGGGCAAGCTGGAAGTTGCTGTGCCGTCGGGCTATGCGCGCAGGGGCATCCAGAAACACGTTGGCGACACGCTTACATTGACGCACCAGATTCCAGAGCTAACGTCGGGTATGACCGTCAGGGTGTTCCCGGGCTGTGACCACACTCGCACCACTTGCGTCAGCAAGTTCAACAACGAGCCGAACTTCGGCGGGTTCCCGTTTACCCCGCAGAAGAATCCTTTCGGCCAATCATCGGTGTTCTAAATATGGTCTGGGGATATATCATTGTAATGGTGGTGACGCTTGTCCTCGGGATAGCGTTAGCACCGAAACCGCAAGGCCCGAAGTCTGCTGCACTGGACGACTTCGAGTTCCCGACAGCGGAGGAAGGGCGCCCGATCCCTGTGGTGTTCGGTGAGGTAGACATCCGCGGCTCGAACGTGCTGTGGTACGGTAACCTCAAGGTCAAAAAGATTAAGAAGAGCGGCCTCTTTTCGTCTACGACAGTTGGCTTCAAGTATTACATCGACCATCACGCAGGGTTGTGCCACGGACCAATCGACCAAGTCAACCGCATCCTCATCGGTGAGAAGCAAGCATGGTCCGGTGCAGTAACTTCTAACTCCACAATCAACATTAACCTCAAGTCGCTGTTCGGTGGCGAGAAGCGCGAAGGTGGTGTCGCAGGCGACGTGTCGTTCATGTTCGGCACGCAGGCACAGACTGCGAACGCTTACCTCCTTGCACAGACGGGCTCGAGCATTGCCTACAGGGGCATCTTCGCATACCTGACAGGGAGCGCAGCATCCCCCTTCTACATTGGTACGACCGCCTACCCGAAGGTCTGGGCAGTGCGTGTGCGGCGTATCCTGTCAGGTTGGTACGGTGGAACAGCATGGTACTCCGCCAAAGCTACCATCAGCACGAAGCTGATGAACCCCGCTCACATCATCTACCAGTGCCTCACAGACCCTCGGTGGGGCATGGGCGTCGACACTGCGTTGATGGACAGCACAACGTTCACCGCAGTAGCGGACAAGCTGTTCACCGAGAACTTCGGCCTTGCAATTAACTGGAACCAAACCGCGTCGATCGAGCAGTTCATCGAGATTATTCTTGACCACATTGCCGGCGGTCTAACGCTCAACACCGCGACAGGGAAGTACGAGCTCGTTCTCGTGCGCGGTGACTACAGCATCCCGGCGCTCCCGATATATGACGAGTACGACATCCTTCAGCTGACCGACTATCAGCGGCAAGCGTGGGGCGAAACGGTCAACGAAGTAACCCTTATCTACACGGATCCGGACAACGGTAAGGACACCGCGATCTCGCAGCAAGACCTAGCGAACATTGACGCGCAGGGTGCGCGCGTTCCGGTGAAGCTCGAGTACAAGGGCATCCGCGACCATACAGTCGCGCGCACTGTGCTGGCACGGGAGCTTGCAAGCCGCGTCACACCGCTCAGCAAAATCACGTTCGAGATTAACCGGCGCGCCTGGAGCGTGAAGTTTGGCGACCTGTTCAGACTCAATTGGGCAGCGCGTGACATCAACGGCACGGTGTACCGTGTAATCAAGATTTCGAAGGGGACGCTGCAAAAGGGCTCGATTAAAATTGAAGCGCTCGAGGACATCTATGCGCTCGGTGTGACCAGTTACCTCGGGACCATAGCGAACCCGGCTGTACCGGGCGACCCAACGATGCCAGCGGAGTCCGCGGACACGGGTTCCAATGTGGTCAGCACAACGCTAACCACTCCGCCCGTGTCCCCTGTCGACGGTGACACGTACTTCATCCCGCTCACGCCTGCTGCGACGGGTGCATGGGCAGGTCAGAACGGCAACTTCGCAACGTGGGACGCGGACAACGCGGAGTGGCTGTTTGCTGACGTACCGGACCACACGCTCGTCTACGATCAAACCGCTTCAGCATGGTACGAGGTCAACGCAGGGGTTGCAGGTGTAACGCCTTGGGTTAGCGAAGCTCCAATTGACGGGGCGCAATACGCGCGCAAGGATGCAGAGTGGGTGCCTGTGGTTGGCGGAGGTGGCGGAGGGGGCGGGGGCGCGCTGCAATTCATGGGCGAATCCGTAGTCACCGGATCGGCTTCAACCACACTGACCATTAGCGGTCTTGATTTAGATAGTGACGAGCATTACCTCGTTGAGCTCAAGCTGCAAAATGCAGGCTCGTCACTGATGACGCTGCGACTGACATATAACGCCGACACCACGGTTACGAATTACTGGTATCAAGCGACCGGGGCAAACAACGGATCGGTCTATGGTGGTCGGTCTAACGATCCTCACATCGGTGAAATCCTTGCTAGCTCAGGGTCTACTTTCACCGCAACAGCTAACCTCATGCGCAACGCGGCAGGGCGTGTTAACTTTGAAGGAAGCATTGCTCAAGGTGACCTCAGCGTCGCTCGAAACTTTCTTATCAACCATAGTTGGGTCACGACCGGCGTCAACGTCACTTCGCTTACATTGACGACAACGGTTGCCGGTGGTCTAGCTGTCGGATCGCGCATCCGTATCTGGAGGCTTAACACTAACACGCTCAGCACCATTGATGCTGAAATCACCGCAGACGCCCCTCTCGGATGGTGGAAGCTCGATGAGGCCAGCGGTGCCTTCGCGGACAGCAGCGGCAACGGGTACGACCTTGCAATCACAGGGACGCCGGTGCAGGCGTACCAGTTCTCCGCACTCGACTCGAACTTTCCCGCACGCAGAGGTCCAGCTTCAACTAACGGAGGTCAGGCGAACTACGCCGGCAACACAGCCATCGCCACTGCGCTTGCACCCATCACAACCCTCACCGCGGAGATATGGGGCGCGTGGACGGCAGCCGGGTATCTGATGGTGATGGGTGGCAACGGCGAAACACTCGCGACGAACATCGGCTTCATGTTAGATCTAGCTGCCAACGGAACTGTGGGAACGCTTTGGGAATACGGTGCAGGCACGAACGGCCCAGCTCTTACTCAATATCTTGGTGGCGCGCTGGATGGTAAGCTGCACCATATTGCATTCGTCAAAGACGCAGCAACACTCACCGCCAAGATGTACATTGACGGGAGGCTGTCCGCGCAAGTCACGTACACAGGCGGTCAGGAACACACGGGCGGAACTACTGGTTCGCTGTCCATCATGGGAAACCCTGCTGGCGCAGTCGCAGGCGCGGATGGTGTGTATTCTGGTGCAGCGTTTTACACTACCGCTTTGACCGAGGAGCGCATTCAAGCGCACGCACGAGCCCTCGGTGTGTACGGTTGACGTTCGGTTGCCGGTACTCCCGCAGCAGACGGTCAAGCTGCCGGGCGTTGCGGTTGTGGTCATACAGGGTGCGCTCGGGGGCATGCACAAGTGCTGAAGCATCGAACCCCTGCGACCGCGTATAACGCGCTGCCTGCTCGTTACCCTGCTCCCGGTACGGTAGCACCCCCGGCACCCCGATCGCAGCGTGCCCAAGCTGTGCTGAGCGCGTAGCTAGCAACGCAGCTTGTTGGCTAGCCGGTATGTGGGCGTACCAATCCGGGGGTTCAGCCCCCTGTGCAGAAACGCTTGCCAGACACAGAATAAACATGCTAGTCTTGATCATTTGAGCTCCGAATAGCCCCGGTCGGGTCCATGTGACCGGGGCTATATTCCTCGTCAGTTTGCCGCGTGGCTGTTTGCGCGCCAGCGGTAGTATTGGATGCGTGCTGTGTTGATATTCCAATGCCGACGCTTAGCTAGGCGCCGAATCTCTTCCAGCGATGGGGCAGCACCCTGTTCGCGGCTTACCTTGTCCAAGGTGTCCCAAATTTTGGCACACCGTCCGCCCTTCACCGGGCGGGAGAACTTGGAACCGCTTTGGTCTTCCGGAGCAGGCGCTTCACCAGACGCGATCGCGTTGTGAACTGCGCCAAAAACAATCTCCGCCAAGGGCGCTTGCAGTGCTTCAAGAACACGCTTGCTGATTGATTGCTCTAAGTTAGAACCAACCATTAGGAACTCCTTTTCTAGATCGCCATGCAGACGGCTTGTCTGCAATACAAAGCTTATGCGTGAGTGCATATAAAAGCAAGCCCTTACAATGAGTGCTTTTACCCTTCCGTGTAGCCAATCTCCCGGAGGATTTTTGTGGCTTCTGCGATATACCAGTCGTAATCCACATCGTCAGGAAGTTGGGCAGGCAGTTGCATGAGCGGCTTCGCTCCGTCGCTGCGTGGCACCTTGTTCCCGCTGCTGGCGTAAACCATCTCGCCCTCGTTGTCGGTGCTGTAATACCAACGAATTGAGGCGCCGAGGTATACGCCGTTCTTGACTGCTCCGCCCTTCACCTTGCGCACGCTCACGAACTTGCGGACGTCGGTGCAAGCGCGAATGGTGTCCGTCACGGGGATGTTCTTAGTTAGCAGCATCTCCACCGCGTCGATGCAGACTGTGGACTTCGGATTCATATGCAAGCGAAAGATTGCTTGCTTTGGGTCGTTCCATGGATTGTTGTACGCACCCTTGGACTTCACGCCGACCTTGCCGTCCTTGTCCGGCACCTTGACCGCGATGTAGTTATTCACGTCACGCGAATAATATGCAGCGTACTCGGTTTCCTCTGTCTGGAACCCCGTGTCGCGTTCCCATTGGTGGATGACCCGTTCCATGCTGTCGCGCTGCGCACGCTCGCATTTGATGACCACACCGTCCGTATTCGCCGACACGACCTGCACACCGCTGAGCTCCAGGCGCTCGATAAGCATCAGCAGCGCGAGTTGCCCGGTGACGGTAACCTGTACTAGCAGGTCCGGGGAGTACAGGATGCTGTACTTGCTTCCGAGCTTGCCGAACGAACCGTTCACCACGATCTTCAACGTGTCTGCCACCACGCGCATGCCTGCGGACTTAGCAGCAACACGACGGTTCACGATGTTGCTGTACACGCGCAAGAACTGCGGCCCGAGGTGGTGCGGGTACAGTTGCTGATTCAAAATGATTTGAGGGTAGTATGACGTCACGTCGCGGTCGACAATGCAATGCGTTGTCCCTGCAACGTGCGCGATTGTGGTCTCGGAACTGTGCAGTCCACCGATGCCCATGCGGTACACGTTCCCACCGATGCGCAGGTGCAGCGCACCGACCTCCGGGGGCATGCCTACCGACCCGTGATGCTCTACGACGAACCAGGCGTTCCGCACGACCTCGAGCGCCCACTGCATCAACGGGGACTCGTACTTCAAAAACGAAGGCACCTTGTAGCGGTACGAGGTGCCGGGCTCGATGACAGGCTTGCCCGGGCGGCTGCCGTCCAGCCGGTGGAGCTCGTTCGAAATAACCGCTTCCGCGATTTGTGCATCCGACCTCGAGCGAAGGTCGATGTCGTACTCGCGCCCCAAGCTCTCACGGAGTTCAACCTGTTCGGTAAGCGACTCGAGGAGGAACCCTGTCTGCATGAGGTCGTTGACGTTGTACCATCGCACGATCGCCATCTGGTCGGGCGACAGCGTTGCCTCATGGTGAAAGGGCAAGTCCTGCATGCGAGGCGTGTGCAACCGTCCACCGTAAATCTTCAAGCTCGCGGTGAGCGGTGCTACTTCAATGAGGTCGATGTGGTCAATGTTTTTGAGTGCGCGCACCTTGTTCTGCTTCAGCACGTCGGTCGCACGCCACTCCTCTTGGATGATGCGGTTGGTGGCAGTCTTGATCTGTTCGGTGTTCTTGCCGGCAAGCGCAAGCGCTGCCATAGGCAGGTCGTATCCGTAGCTGTTGAAGCCAACGAGGGTGAAGCTGCGCATTATCCACTCGAGCTTCGCGCGCTCCGCTAGCTCTTGCCCGGAGGACATTTCAAAGTAGACGATCGCGCCGGTGGTGTACGACGCGAAGCTGATGAGGAAGTAATTCCAATATGACTCCACATCGAACAGCAGCTTGTCCCGGCGCAGGCGTGCTTCCGCGAGCTCGGGGTCGCTCATCACATGCACGTTGAAGCGCAGCGCGTCTTCCAAGCCGGGCAGGTAGTCCGAGCGTAACCACACGGGTTCCGGTGGCGTGCGCTTGGGTGCAGCCTCCTTGACCGCTTTGACGATTGGTTCGTCGCGCCACCACAAGCCTAGAGCGTCTGCTCTCACATCCGCATTCCTACAAGCGCACCACGCAAGCGCTCCCCGTAGAACACGCTTGGGGCAGGGTACGTGCTGAAGTCGATGTGCGTTGCGACGTTGCGCAGTAGCATGAGCATTTCGATATTATAGATGCCTTCACACTCGAGGCCTGGTATCTCGAAGCGTGCGCCTTCATCCTCTTTTTCGCCGGGTGCAGTGCGTAGCGTACCACTTCCAATAAACACGCGCCCTGCCTTGTCTACGAACCGCTTCAGCTTTTCCAGCCCGTCGAATATGCGCTTGTCGATCGCGGTAGCGTTGTCGCTGTTGGCAAACAGCTTGCCGATGTCCGGCCACTCCAGACCGAGAAGCTGGCTGCGAATCCAGCGCTTGTCGGTGTAGTGGAACGTCACCGAGTTTTCGGTGACTTGTGCATGCGTCGGAGGCTCGTTGATGCGCAGCATCTCCGCAACCGCTGCGCGAGGGATGTTAATCTCGACTGGCATGGTTGCTTCGGTCCAGTATTCGACCGCGACAACGTTGTTCGTTGCGAACACGCTTTGACCGCGCATCAGCACACCGTTGCACCACTGGCGCGAAGCGTCGTCGCCGATGAACGGCTGCACCACTTTCAGCGCACGGAGCACAGTCTCCCCGTCGAAGTCCACACGCTCACCCTCGGGTTGTACGTGCGGGGTTTCCTCGGCAATGCAGTCGACAAACGCTTTGAACTGACCGCAAGCAATGCGCAAGCGACCTGCTGGCGTCATTGCGAGTTGGATGGGGTAGTCGTGCCCGTTCTCGTCGGTGTCCGTGCATTGCGCGATCGCGTTGACCAGTGCGGCGGCCTTGGGTTTGCAGTCAATGTTGAAAGCAATCGGCGCGCACAGGGCGAGCGAACCGTTGTACGCTCGCACAGCACCGTCCTCGATAACGAAGTGCGTCATTGCAGGCATGAAGTCTTTCTTGGCGACTGCACCCTGTACGAACCGCAATTCCTTCAGCATTAGAAAAGCTCCTGCACGCGCGCACGAAAGACTTCGCTGTGCGATGCGTTGATCATTGTGTTTATCACGCCGAATGCCCACAGGTTGTAAGCTGCCCGGGCCTCGTAGACAGTGCTCAGCCGTTCATACGTGAAGCCTTGCTTCTCAAGCATGCGGAACAGGTATTCAGTCTCGAGCGGCGTCAGTGTGGTTATGTGCTGTCCGGCGTCGTGCCTGCTTGGGCTTGAGCTCGACACCTTGATGGGTCCGTGCTCTGGTGTCATGACGCTACCGAACGCAGCAGCTTGAATCCACGACGACGAGTCGCACGAATACCACGGGTAAGCTTCCATGAGCGGCACGGACGTCATACCGAACCCGTGTACCTTGACGCGCGCACGACCGCTGCCGTCCGTTAGATACTTCTCCCATATACGGTCGAGCCACACTTCCAGCTGAGCAGCGCTTGTGCCGACCATGCCACCGAGTGTGATGTAGTCGTAGTTCGCGACGTAGTATTCGAGCGCAGCTTCGGGTTCACCCTTGTGGAAGCAAGGCAGAGGGCGCACGCCACGCTCCTCCATCTCGAGTTGGTTGCGGTACGTTCCCTCCGCGGACGCTGCGTTGCCACCGATGCTGTCCAGCACCGACGCCATAAGCGCACCGTCCTCAACGCGCAGGATGTCCATGTTGCGCTTGATATACTCGCAGTAATCATACACGGTGAGCTTGACGCCCAACGTCCACGCAGAGAACGCGCCGGAGTCCAGAAAGATTTGCGCCTGCTCGCGGCGCATGTCGTCAACGTACTTCTGCTTCCCGACGTAGTGCCATGATTCAAGGAGGTGCGGCAACTCGTGGACGATGTTTTTCTCGTGGTCGTTCAGCTTCTCGTAACGGCTACCCTGCCCTCGCATGTAACCGTTCGAGTAAACCGCAGCGGTGTAGATGTGCATCAGCGGCCTCCCTGCTGCTAGTTTACACCAAGCGCAGGAACTCCGCACGAGCACTTGCGTCCGTCTTAATGACGCCGCGGACCGCTGTGGTTATCGTGTGGTGCCCCTGTTGGCACACGCCACGCGACTCCATGCACAGGTGACGCGCCTTCATGATGACACCGACACCGAGCGGGTTCAGGTGCTCATGCAGCGCGTCTGCGATCTGGTCCGTCATGCGCTCCTGCACTTGCAAGCGACGTGCGAACACGTCCGCAAGGCGCGAGAGCTTGCTGAGCCCGACAATCTTACCGTTCGGGATGTAGCTGATGGTGACCGTGCCGAAAATGGGTGCGAGGTGGTGCTCGCAGTGCGAGTAGACCGGGATGTCCTTCACGGTGATCATCTGGTCGTGCTTCTCCGCACCGTCCTCGAATACCTTGAGGATGGTAGCAGGGTCGACGCTGTACCCGCTGCACCAATGCTTCCAGGCTTTCGCCACTCGCGTCGGTGTTTCGTGCAAGCCACCGCGCGTCGGATCTTCGCCGACAAACTGGAGGAGCCTGACCACATTGTCCTCGAAGGAACTGAACTCGTTGCCCTCCCACGGGAACACGATCCAACGCTTGTGGAACTGCCCGGGCTTGCGCTTGTCGAGCAGAGCGTGGAAGGGTACGTGCGGGTATTCCTTGGTCCACTTC